GTGGTGGGAAAACGAAAAAGCCTGATTTCAGGCACGGCCCCATCGGCGCTTCTGGCCGCGATAAAGGGGGAGTCGAAGACGTTGCACAGCCTGCACAGCGAGATGAACAGTCTGCGCGAGACGGTGCTTGCCATTCGGGATGCGGGGGCAGGGCTGGCCGAACAGATTGGTGTGCGGCAGCAGGCGCTTGAGGCAGCGGCACGCGCGCCGGTTTCCGCACTGCCGGATGTGTTCGAGGCGCTGGAGCTTGCGACATTGCGCAGGCTGGCCCAGAGTTGGGCGCTGTTGCGCCACCCGCTTCAGGCCCCGCCGGAGGGGGCATGGCGCAATTGGTTGCTGATGGGCGGGCGTGGCTCTGGCAAGACGCGGGCGGGGGCGGAATGGATTCATGCCATGGCCTCAAGGGGTGACAAATCCAGTTTGCGCATTGCGCTGGTGGCGGAAACCCTGGGCGATGCCCGCGAGGTGATGGTGGATGGTCTTTCCGGCATTGCCCGCATTGCCCGCTTTAAGCGGCCCGAGGTGGAGATTTCGCGGCGCAGGCTGGTGTGGCCGAATGGCGCGGTTGCGCAGATGTTTTCCTCGGAAGACCCCGAAAGTCTGCGCGGGCCGCAGTTTCACTATGCCTGGTGCGATGAGATTGCCAAATGGAAACATGCCGAAGAAACCTTTGATATGCTGCAATTTTCGCTGCGGCTGGGCGATGACATCCGGCAGGTGATTACCACCACGCCGCGCCCGGTGCCGATTTTGAAACGCCTGATGCGTGACCCGGCAACGCGGCTCACAAGGCTGTCCACTTTTGACAATGCCGGCAATCTCGCTCCCGGCTTTATTGATGCATTAACGGCCCGCTATGGCGGCACCCGGCTGGGGCGTCAAGAGCTGGATGGTGAGCTGATTGAAGACCGCGAGGATGCCCTGTGGCGGCGCGATCAACTGGAAGCGCTGACCATTCGCCTCAAGGAACCGCTGGGGCGGATTGTGGTGGCCGTTGATCCGCCCTCGGGAGCGGGTGCGCAATCGGTCTGCGGTATTGTGGTGGCGGGGCTGGACCGGCTGGGCCGCGCCGTGGTGCTGGCCGATTGCTCGGTGACGGGTCAAAGCCCGGCGGGCTGGGCCACGGCCGTGGTGCGCGCCTATCAACGGTTTGAGGCCGACCGGGTGGTGGCAGAGGTCAATCAGGGTGGGGAAATGGTCGGCGCACTGCTCAAAAGCGTCGATGCCAACCTGCCCATTCGCATGGTGAGGGCCACACGCGGCAAGTTTTTGCGGGCAGAACCCGTGGCAGCCCTTTATGAACAGGGCCGCGTTGTGCACGCGGCCCGCATGAATGATCTGGAAGATCAGATGTGCGATTTTGGCCCGGATGGTCTCTCCAGTGGCCGCTCGCCCGACCGGCTGGATGCGCTGGTCTGGGCGCTGACGGCCTTGCTTTTGGAAGGTACTGGCGAGCCGCGCATTCGCACACTTTAATTGTTACGCATTTCCGAACGCAAAACCGCGCTACACGTTTGCTGGAAATGCTCTGACTTACTTGGATGCCGGTGATGGTTGTGGCGCAGGCTGGCGCATCTGCCGCCATTCGGATTCAAGGCGCTCAACAATATGGCTTGGAATGGTCTTGGTGGCACTGGCGATCACATCCTTGATCTGGGTGTTGCTCTTGGCGTCCATCTCAGCTCTCCTGTCATCTGCTGCCGTTATGGCAAGTTCATTTGCGTCGCCGCCTATAACCGGCGTTGGCCCGATAAGTTCCACAGGCTTAAACTTTTGTAAATATCGATCACATGTTCGTTAAACGATTGAATTTTGTTTAACCGATTTAAATCCCAAGTTTTTTTGGACCTTATTTCAATTTTGCGACGGCAAAGACGTCTGATCCAGAAGGAGCGATGTGTTGATGAATGCGACGCAGAGGCAAGGATTGTTTAACCATCTTCGGCTCAAGCTGATGGGCGGCAGGCTCACACAAGCGCAGGTCAACGGCATCAACGCCATTCTGGCCAGCTGGGCCGAGCATGGGCAGACTGAGGATCATCGGCAGTTGTCCTATGTGTTGGCCACGGCGTTTCATGAAACCGCAAGGACGTTTCAGCCGGTGCGTGAAACCTTGGCCACAAGCGATGATCAGGCAATCGAGCGGTTGGAGCGGGCCTTGAAGGCCGGGCAATTGCCGCAGGTGAGCACGCCCTATTGGCGGCGCGATGCAGCAGGCCAAAGCTGGCTTGGCCGCGGCTTTGTGCAATTGACCCACAAGCGCAATTATCAGGCCATGGCAAAGGCGCTGGGTGTCGATCTGGTCGCTGACCCTGCCAAAGCCATGGCGCTTGATGTTGCTGCCGATGTTCTGGTGGTGGGTATGCGCGATGGGCTGTTTTCAGGGCGAAAGCTTGGCGACTATTTCAACGACAAGGACGCGGATTGGAAAAATGCCCGCCGCATCGTCAATGGGCTGGATCGGGCCGATGTGGTGGCGGGACACGCCAAGGTGATTATGGTGGCGCTACAGGCTTAACAGGCTGCTGAAAAAGTCAGGTGGAGCTGAAAATGAGAATGCTTTGGGGAGAAAAAGTGCCAAAAAACGGCGCATATAAGCCATATGTAACGCTTTTTTGGCGCTTTTCGATCACCGAAACAGACCATTTTCAGCCCGCCTCGAGTTTTTCAGCAGCCTGTTAAGGCATTGGTTTCGCCCGAACGATTTCAAGACCTATCATTTTTCAGGAGAAAATCATGCTGTCTTCTTTTCGTCTGCCGCGCTCTTTTCTGGGGGCATGGCGGCGGGCCGATGGTGCGCGCCCGCAAACCACCAGCAAAAGCATCAAAGCGCCACGTGGTGGGTTGGCGATGCTGATGTCCGGTGTGGCGGGCGGCGGTCTGGGGCGCACCTATGCGGCGCTGGCACGCGGCGGGTTCATGGGCAATCCGGTGGCGCATCGGGCGGTGCGGCTGGTGTCGGAAGCTGCCGCCGCCGTGCCGCTTCTGGCCTATGATGGCGAGGTTGAGCTGAGCGACCATCCGGCGCTGACGTTGCTCTCAAAGCCCAATGCCCGTGCAAGCGGCGTCGATTTTTTCGAAACGCTCTACGGCCACCTGCTGTTGTCGGGCAATGCTTACCTTCGGCCTCTGTGGCTGGGTGGGCGGTTGATGGAGCTGCATCTGCTCAGGCCAGACCGGGTCAGCGTGGTGGAGGGGGAGGATGGCTGGCCGGTGGCCTATGATTACCGTGCCAGCGGTGCCAGCCAGCGCATTCCGGCCGATGGTGAGCCGTTGCCGATTTTGCATTTTCGCCTGTTTCACCCGCTCGACGATAACATCGGTTATGCGCCGCTGGCGTCAGCCCATGCGGCGCTGGATCTGCACAATGCGGCGGCCAGCTGGAACAAGGCGCTGCTGGACAATTCGGCCCGCCCTTCCGGGGCCTTGGTCTATCAGCCGAAAGAGGGCGGCAACCTGCCGCCGGAGCAATATGAGCGGCTGAAGGAAGAGCTGGAGCAGGGCTATTCCGGCCCAATGCAGGCGGGCCGCCCGATGCTGCTGGAGGGTGGGCTGGACTGGAAAGCCATGAGCCTCACCCCGCGCGATATGGATTTTGTCGATGCCCGCAATGGCGCGGCCCGCGATATTGCCCTGTCTCTCGGGGTTCCGCCGATGCTGCTCGGCATTCCGGGCGACAACACCTATGCCAATTATCAGGAGGCCAATCGGGCGCTGTATCGCCTCACCGTGCTGCCGCTGTTACGCCGCACCGCCGCCAGCCTGTCGGGCTTTTTGTCGGACGCTTTTGGGTCTCAGCTGGAGCTGAAGCCTGATCTGGATCAGGTGGAAGGCCTGTCAGCGGAGCGCGATGCACTGTGGTCGCGGGTCGGGGCGGCAGGTTTTCTCAGCGATGAGGAGAAGCGGCAGGCGGTGGGGTATGGGGTGGAGTAGGGGCTAAGCCCCGGATGAGGGAGCGCGCAAAGCGCGAAGACAGGAGCGGACTCAATCTCTCAAGTCCTTCACCCAAAACATCAACGCATTGAATCACCCTGTGAGCATGTGCCGCTAAGGGATTCATTCGATTCACATTCTGCGTATTTCACAGGGTTTGCGTTCTTGCATGGTAACAATCATAACGCGAAAAGGTTAATAAAATGAGTGATTTCACCCCCGATGCGCCCTTGTGGGGGGCGCGGTTGTGCGGGGCGGTGGCGGGGGCGGCCATTTCCCTGATTTATCTGTTGCCGCAAAGCAGGCGCGAAGCCGCCAGCCGGTTTTTGACCGGCCTTGCCTTCGGGCTGATGTTTGCAGCCCCCACCGGCCAATGGCTGGCGCGCCAGCTGGATGTTGTGGAGAGCCTTTCTGGCGCTGAAATCATTTTGGCCGGGGCCACCATGGCCAGCCTGATGGCCTGGTGGGTGCTGGGCGCGCTGGCGCGGCTGGCAGGACGATACGGCTCCAAAGGCGGCTGATCCCACCGGGGCCGCATCCAGAATTTCCAAACATTCAAGGAGACATTCATGCACGCTTATCGCGGGCCGGGACGGCTTGTGCGCAAATTTGCAGATCTGACACTGGCCGATCTGGGCGGGGACGGCACGTTCAGCGGCTATGCCAGCGTGTTTGGCGAGGTTGATCTGGGCCGCGACATGATCGAGCCGGGGGCCTTTCACACGTCACTCACCACACGCGGGGCCGCGGGCATTCGTATGCTCTACCAGCACGATCCCAGCCAGCCGATTGGCGTGTGGACCACGCTGAAGGAAGACGCACGCGGCCTTTATGTCGAGGGGCGTCTGTCGCCCGGAGTCAAACGCGCCGAAGAGGTGCGGGCGCTGATGAAAAGTGGCGCACTCGATGGCCTGTCCATCGGCTTTCAGACGGTGAAGGCCCGGCAGGATGGCAAGACCGGCGTGCGCCGCATTCTGGAGGCCGATCTTTGGGAAATCTCGGTCGTCACCTTTCCCATGGCCCCGTCGGCGCGGGTCTCAAACATCAAAAACCAGCGGTTTTACCGCGACAAGGAAACCGAGCTGCTCCGCGCCATGCGCCGGGCGGCAAGGGCAATGGCAACATCGAACGTCAAAAGAGGATAAGACCCATGAGCATCTCTGAAAATCCCGCCCCGGAAGTCAAAGCAATCCCGGAAACCATGACCGCCGCCTTTGATGATTTCATGGAGGCGTTTAGCGAATTCAAACAGGCCAATGATCAGCGTCTGGGCGAGATCGAGCAAAAGCTGACCGCCGATGTCATTACCCGCGACAAGGTGGAGCGCATCAACAAGGCCATGGATGAACAGGCCCGTGTGATTGACCAGCTGGCGCTGAAAAAGCTGCGCCCGGCGCTAGGCCGGGGCGGGGCCATGACCCTTGAAACATCCGAGCGCAAGGCGGCCTTTGACGCCTATATCCGCCGCGGTGATGAAGCAGCTTTGCGCGATCTGGAAGCCAAGGCCATGGCCGCTGGCACATCAGCCGATGGCGGCTATCTGGTGCCAGATGAAACCGATAGCGACATTGGCCGCCGCCTTGCGTCCATCTCGCCCATCCGTGGTTTGGCCACCGTGCGGCAGGTGTCCGGTGCGGTGCTGAAAAAGCCGTTTGCGCCCACCGGCATGGCCTCTGGCTGGGTATCGGAAACGGCGGCTCGCCCCCAGACCGATACGCCGCAATTGACCGAGCTGGCCTTTCCCACCATGGAGCTTTACGCCATGCCCGCCGCCACACAATCGCTGCTGGATGATGCGGCGGTGGATGTGGAAGCGTGGATTGCCGGTGAGGTGGATATTGCCTTTGCCGAGCAGGAAGGCACGGCCTTTGTGCTGGGCGATGGCACCAACAAGCCCAAGGGCTTTTTGGCCTATACCACCGTTGCCGATGACGCCTGGGCCTGGGGCAGCCTTGGTTATCGGGCCACGGGTGCGGCAGGCAGCTTTGCCACCGCTGGCCCATCAGATGTGTTGCTGGATACGATCTATGCGCTGAAAGCCGGGCATCGCCAGAACGGCACCTTTGTGATGAACCGCAAAACCCAGGGCGAAATCCGCAAGTTCAAGGATGCGGATGGCAATTACCTCTGGCTGCCACCGGCTGGCCCCGGCCAGCAGGCATCCTTGATGGGCTTTCCCATCGCGGAAGCCGAGGACATGCCCGATATTGCCGCCAACGCTTTTTCCATTGCCTTTGGCGATTTCAAGGCGGGCTATCTGGTGGTCGATCGTACGGGTGTTCGGGTGCTGCGTGACCCGTATTCCGCCAAGCCTTATGTGCTGTTTTACACCACCAAGCGCGTGGGCGGTGGCGTGCAGAATTTTGAGGCGATCAAGCTGATCAAGTTTGCGGTCAGTTGATTTGAATATCTTTTGATGGCCTGAAAATGGCTCCGCACCCCCTCATCGGCTGCCGCCACCTTCTCCCCGCCGGGGAGAAGAGCCGTGGATTTGCCCGGTCATTTCACCTTAACCCGACCTGTCGTTTGGTCTCTTCTCCCCAGCGGGGAGAAGGTCCCGGCACTTTTTAAGACAGGAAGGGGGGATGAGGGGGCTTCTCGCTCCAACGCCCACCTCAGGAATCCCAAACTATGACCATCACCACCCTCACGCCGCCCACAGTGGAGCCGCTGGCGCTCACTGATGTCAAAGCCCATCTGAAAATCGACACCAATGACGAAGATGACCTTCTCACCAGCCTGATCACCACCGCCCGCCAGCATCTGGAAGCCGAAACCGGCCTTTGCCTGATGACGCAAAAATTGCGGCTGTATCTTGATGACTGGCCAGACGGCGAGGTGATTCAGCTTGCCAAAGCCCCGGTGCAAACCATTGATGCCGTGACAGTTTACGATGAAAATGGCAATGCCGTTCAAGCATCTCTGCATGATCATCTGCTGGATGGGCAGGCGCGGCCAGCCCGGTTGTGGTTGCGCAATCCGCCCCTGCCGGGGCGGCCGATCAACGGTATCGAGATTGATTTTACCGCAGGCTACAGCACCGCCACGGACGTGCCCGATACCCTGCGCCGCGCTATGAGCCTGCATGTGGCCACCATGTATGCCTATCGCGGTGTGGTGGCACCGGGTGATCAACCGGCCGCGCTGCCACTGGGCTATGAGCGGCTGATTGCCCCCTTCTGCCGAAGGAGACTGTGATGGCCGCTTTCACCATGCCCGATCCGGGCAAAATGTGCGCACGGCTGACCCTGCAACAGCCGATGGATACGTTTGACGGTCAGGGCGGTGTTGCACGCAACTGGCAGGATGTGGCCACTCTCTGGGCGCAGGTTGAGCCGCAATCCGTGAGCCGCGAGGAGCAGGGCGAGGCGGAAATTGCCACTGTCACCCATGCCATCACCCTTCGCCACCGGGTTGATCTGGCGCGGGGATGGCGGCTTGCGAAAGGTTCGCGCATTTTCACCATCCGCGCATGGCGAGACCCGGATGAGAGCCAGCGTTTTCTGGTGCTGGACTGTGCGGAGGAGCTGGCATGAGCATGAGCTTTTCCCTCACCGGCTCCGATCTGGCTGCCGCTTTGCGGCGCATGGCTGAGGATGCGGCCAGGCGTGCAGCCGCAAAACGTTTGAGTGAGCGCCAAAAACAGAGCGAGGAGCGCGACAATGATCAGCCCGGTGAATGAGCTGTTGACGAGCATCACCAGCACGCTTTTGGGCAACAACACCCTGCTGCGCATGGTGGGGCCTGACGGCATCAAGGACCGCCGCCTGCTGCGCTCCTCCCAGCCCTATCTGATGGTGGGCGAGGTGGAGAGCAATGATCTGTCCAGCGATGGTGACCGTCTGCTGGAATGCTATCTCACGCTGCAAGCATGGTCCTCCACCAGCCGCCGCGAGGCCGAGACTTTGGCCGATCTGCTGCGGGATCTGTTGCATGATGCCGCTTTGCCGCTCACCCACGCTACGCTTGTTTCTATCATCCACACCAAAACCGTCAGCCGCCGCGAGGCAAAGACGGGGCTGTATGTGGCGGAGGTACAGTTTCGGGCGGTTGTGGGGTGATGAAAAGTCTCAACAGCCAAACTGGTGGTGAAATTCGCAAGATCAATCTGTGGAAATCAAGAGAGGGTCCGGTATCCGCCGAAACTAATTAGCAGCGTTGCCCCGTCCATTGAAAAGCCAAGCCACAATCATTTCCGGATGCGAGGGCAAAACAAGCCTTCATGGCAACACGCTGCATAATTTTCTCCTTAAATCGATTCCGATTTAAGGAATTATGCAGTCGGCATGTCGAATGATTTTGGACCCACGCGATGAGACATAGGCTTCTGTTTTCGCATGTCTTTTTGGGGGAGCGTAATGCGTGTTTTGGATTGTCTTGTGGCGTATGGCACTTAATCCATTGTTACTACTCCAAACGCAGGTCGCTCCGTAGAGACGTTGCCCGATATGGATGAGCAGAGAGAAATTACAGGGCCGTCGTCACGAGAGTTGCAGTCGTCTACAAAATTCAATGTTCATAAGCCAAAAGGAGATTACATGGCTGTTTACAACATTACGCTGAAAGACCGCACAGTGCGGTGCAAGGAAGATCAATACATCATGGATGCCATCGAAGATGAACGTATCCAAATTCCGTATTCCTGCCGCGTCGGCTCATGTTCGGCATGTCTTTGTGTGATCAATTCAGGAACTGTCGACCAGTCAGACCAGAGCTATCTCACGCCTGCACAGATCAGTCAGGGGTTGTGTCTTCCATGTGTGGCCTACGCTCAATCGGATGTGAATCTTACAATCGCTTCCGAAGGAACCAAGGAACTAATCACAATGAATCGGCCAGATCCGGAGGTCGATAGCACCATCGCTGCGATCTGGTATTACTTCTTCGGTAACGGTGAGGATCGAGCTCTTGGGCCGGAAACTAAGTTCATGTTGCGGAACTCCGAACGGATTGCATTGGCGGTTGAGCGTCTTCGGGCTGGCGTGACGGATTTGAGTGGTAACTTTTCGGTCGATCTGACTGAAGAGATCTATCACGCAGGCCGCACTACCGTTGTTTATGACACCGTATGTAGCGGCGGCTACTGCACCACGACCTTCACTGGTTTCGTGCAGGTCAACAATGGCGTGGTCTCTCCGGATGGCTTCCGTGACCCGCTCAGCACTGGCGAAAAGTATAACTATATGGTTGAAATTCCTGGTGGAACGCCCTATAATTATGTTCCTTATAGTTTTAATGAGACCTACCCGCAACCCGGATCTTGATGAATGATTGAGCAGGCGCTGATTTCCAATGCCACGTTGATGTGCCGTTTCAGCGCGATTGGACTGTCATTTCTGCTTTACTGGATGCTTGATCATCGTCCTCAGCCTGTTTCCGGCAGGGTGAAGGTCATCCTCAACCTGCTTCTGGTCTATCTCATCATTGTCGGTTGTGCTGCGGGCGTAAATGCCTATCTCGATTGGCGTATCACCACATTTGACCTGAACGGGGACGATATTTTCAGTCATGCGGAATCCACGCCTGAGCAGGGTTTTTTCATGACCCACTGGGTTCTTGATGCGGGCCGCAATCTTGCCCCGTTTACCGGCGTGGTGATCGCGCCCATCCTTGTCGCTATCGCCTACGCACTGACTCTTGTCCGCAGGTTGATGACGATAGCCTTTCATCTGTGCTTTAACAGGCTGCTGAAAAACTCGAGGCGGGCTGGAAATGGTCTGTTTCGGTGATCGAAAAGCGCCAAAAAAGCGTTACATATGAGGTATGTGCCACGTTTCTTGGCACTTTTTCTCCCCAAAACATTCTCATTTTCAGCTCCACCTGACTTTTTCAGCAGCCTGTTAAAAAGAGCTGATCCCGAGTATTTCGTGCAAAAGTGTATGGCGAATTTGCATTGCCAAATGCATTCGTGAACGCAGTCATGTCGCCTCAATGATGGTGTCACGGATACTCTAAAGCCTGTCGCAGTGAATAGGACTCACTGCGACAGGCTTTAGCTCTTTCTTTTTCGCATGGACGTTGTCGTTTTATTGAGGACAATAAAACGCGACATGCTGTAGGATTTTGTTTTCGCATCGGATTTTTCCGAAAACCGGGGCCACTTTTCGGTCCAATGCTCTAAATTTCACTCACCTGTATCAGGATTTCTGTTTCAAGCGCACCGCTTACCTGTGCGGTGTCTTCGTCGTTCGACGCTTACCGTTGGAGAGGCGTGCCCATGGCTTATCCTGCCTTTGCCAGATCGGCATTTTTTCAAAAACAATCCATATAAAGGAGCATCATTATGGTGGCCCAAAGGGGTAAGGATCTGCTGCTGAAAATTGCAAGCGGCAGTGATTATGTAACCGTGGCAGGTTTGCGCTCACGCAAGCTGGCCTTCAACACCGAGACTGTGGATGTGACCGACGCGGAGAGCGCCGGGCGCTGGCGCGAGCTGCTGGCCGGGGCAGGGGCCAAGCGGGCGTCTTTATCGGGAGCGGGCCTGTTCAAGGATCAGGCTTCGGATGAGCTGGTTCGGGCGGCGTTTTTTGCGGGCTCGATTTTGAGCTGGCAGGTGGTCATTCCGGGGTTTGGCACGGTGTCCGGCCTGTTTCAGGTGACCGCACTGGATTATTCCGGCGAGCATGATGGCGAATTGAAATTCGACATTGCTTTGGAATCGGCTGGCGAAATCGCATTTGAGGTCGTGGCATGAAAAGTGACATGACAACACGACCGATAACCGGGGTACGCGCCAATCGCCGCCGGGGCGAAGTCGAGGCGGTGATTGATGGCGAGCGGCGGATTTTATGCCTCACGCTTGGGGCTTTGACGGAGCTGGAAACGGCCTTTGCCGCCGATAGTCTGGCCGATCTGGCCAGCCGCTTTTCCCATGGCAGGCTGGGCAGTCGGGATCTGATCCGCATTCTGGCGGCGGGCCTGCGTGGCGGCGGCAATTGCTGCACCGATGAGGATGTGGCCGATATGTGCGTGGAAGGCGGGCTTGCGGCCTGCGTGGAGATTGTCCGCGCCCTGCTGTTGGTGACCTTTGGCGGGGCGCAGGAGGCGGCCCCCGAAAACCCTTGAGAGCCGTAGCAGGCAAAACCCGCCTGCCGGAGCCGTCTCCCTTTCCCTGGGAGACGGTGATGCATGTGGGCCTGTGCCTGCTGCGGCTGGACCCCAAACTGTTCTGGGCTCTGACCCCACGCGAATTTGCCGCCATGAGCGGGGCTTTCAAACCGGCTCCCGCAGGTCTTGGCCGCGATGATCTGGACGCCTTGATGGCGCTTTACCCTGATCAGAAAGAGGAAGCCTATGGCTGATGATGAAAGCCTCTCCATGTCTGTCAATCTGGATGCCTCCAGCGCCACCAGGGTGCTGGATGATCTGGAAACCCGCTCCAAAAGCTTTGGCTCGGCCCTGACCAGCGCTTTGAAAAGCGCAACTGTTGGTGGCGGCGATCTGGAAAGCACGCTGAAATCGCTGGGCACGCAATTGTCCAATATTTCGCTCTCCTCCGGCTTGCAGCCGTTGCAAACGGCGCTGTCGTCGCTGGCCTCCAGCGCCACCTCCAGCCTGTCATCGGGCATCAGTTCGCTGTTTGCCTTCGAGAAGGGGGGCGTGCCGGGGTCTATCACGCCCTTTGCCAATGGCGGGGTTGTGTCCAGCCCCACCTATTTCGGCATGGATGGTGGCAATACCGGGCTGATGGGCGAGGCGGGCAGCGAGGCGATTTTGCCGCTGAAACGCGGCTCCGATGGCTCGCTGGGGGTGGCGACGCAAGGCGGCGGGGCGACGCAGGTGAATTTCAATGTCACGGCGCAGGATGCCGCCAGTTTCACCAAAAGCCAGGGGCAGATTTCGGCCATGCTGGCCCGCACCGTCAAGCGCGGGCAACGCAACCTGTAAGGAGATGACATGACCGCCGCTTTTCACGAGGTGCGCTTTCCGCTGCGCGTGTCGCTGTCCACCAGCGGCGGGCCGGTGCGGCGCACCGATATTGTCAATCTGTCCAACGGGCGTGAGGCCCGCAACCAGCGCTGGGCCCATTCGCGGCGCTCTTATGATGCTGGCTCCGGCATCAAATCGCTGATGGATCTCTATGCCGTGCTGGAGTTTTTCGAAGCACGTGGTGGCCAATTGAGCGGTTTTCGCTTTCGGGATCCGCTGGATTTTACCTCCAGTGGACCGGGAAGGGCCATCACCGCGCTGGATCAGGGCATTGGCATTGGCGATGGCGTCACCGCCAGCTTTCAACTGATCAAAGCCTATGGCGATGCGCAGGGAAGCTGGAGCCGCACCATTGCCAAGCCGGTGGCTGAGAGCGTCAAACTGTCGGTCGATGGTGTGGCGCTGGCAAGCTCTGCCTTTCGCTGTGATGACAGTACCGGCGTTGTGACCTTTAATAAGGACTATATTCCTGTCTTGGGTTCCGTGATCCGCGCAGGCTTTGAATTTGACGTGCCGGTGCGTTTTGACACGGATCGGATTGAGATCAATCTCGAAGCGTTCAATGCCGGGCGCATTCCCTCGATTCCGCTGTTGGAGATTTTGCCATGAGAGTGATTCCTGCCGCGTTGGCCAGCCATCTGGCCGGTGACGCCACCACGCTGTGCACCTGCTGGCGGGTGACGCGGACTGACAGACAGGTGTTTGGCTTTACCGATCATGATCGGGATGTGCACCTGCTGGACACGACCTTTCATGCCGCCAGCGGCTTTTCGGCCAGCGACGCCGAGGCTGAAACCGGGCTTGCGGCTCCATCATCGGAGGTTGCGGGCGCGTTTTCTTCTGACGTGATCACCGAAGCCGATTTGATTGCCGGGCGCTATGATGGGGCGCGTATCGAGGTCTATCGTGTCAACTGGCAAGACCCCAGCCAGTACCTGCTGTTGAAAGTGCAGGAAATGGGCGAGGTCAAGCGCCAGAGCGGTCAGTTTACCGCCGAGCTGCGCAGTTTTGCCGCCAAACTGTCTCAGGAGCAGGGCCGCACCTTTGGCCGCCGCTGTGATGCTGTGTTGGGCGATCGCCGCTGCGGTGTCAACATGAGCACCTCGGGCCGCACCGCCCACGCCACGGTGGTGACCATGGACGGCAGCGACCGCATCACCGTTTCGGGCCTCGAGACTTATGCGGATGATCATTTTCGCTACGGCAAAATCACTGTTGCCAGCGGCGCGGAGGCAGGGCTTGCCGCCGATATTGAAACCAGCCGCGCAGGCGATGATGGCACTGTGCTAACCCTGTGGCTGCCGCTGGAGGTGGTGCTGAAAGCGGGCGATGCCCTGACGCTGACCATCGGCTGCGACAAGAGCTTTGCCGCCTGCCGCGACACCTTCGCCAACGCCACCAATTTTCGCGGCTTTCCCCATATGCCGGGAACAGATTTTGCCTATTCCTATGTGGGTGGGCAAGTGACGCATGATGGGTCGGTGTTGTTTGAATAG